GTTTCGACAGGAAAGCATGTAGCTGATCCCATCGGAGCGAAGGCACAAAGCCTCACCTGCCCACCACTCGAAGTGTTGGCGTAGGAAGACCGAGTGCGACAAAGATACTTCCTTAATGTGCGGTTTCTCTTGAGGAGAAACCAAACAAGAGGAAGAGAAACGGTATCGCTTGCGTCGGAGAGATCCAACGTAGCACGATCGTTCTGCCAAGCCGTCGACGCAGCCACTTGGTTACACGTTTGATCACGTAACCTTATGGACAAGCGAAGGAGGCGATGGCTATCGATGTATTCCATCATAGAACGGCACTGACCCTGCTGGAGATACTGCATAGCAGCCATCTCCACGGATATGAGCCGAGGACCCCTGAAGTCTTTCGGGACAAGAACAATACGCGTTGCAACCTTATCAAGGAAGACAACGCGATTGGAACATTCCTTAAGATGATCAAGGGATTGAACACCATATTCGCTAAATGGGTACACTTTATTGGCCTGCGAGGGCCAGTAGGTGAAATCCCATTTCTCATCGCGATCGCAACCCTCATGCACTGCTCCGGGACCATGTCCCGGGATGATGCTACGAAGATCTAAATTGCGAAGAGCCTTCCCCAATATAGCTTGCGCTATGTTGAGGACGGGGTGGTCCAGCGGCAGGCGGAGGGATTTTAAGGCCCTCTGACGTTCGCGAAACCCCTCGACAGCCTTTTCTTCTTCCGCAGCAGACGGCTCTTTAACGAGCTTACTGTTGATCAGAAGAAGTTGGCGTAGGAAGAATATGGAAGAAATATTAGGTCCACTCAGGAGGACTCCTGACTCATCAAATACAGTCTTTAGGACTGCATTCAAAAAGATCGGAAGCCGAGTTCCTTTCCTAAGGCCGAAACCAACGGGACAGTTAAAGGTCCCGCTGACAAGGCCTCCGTCTACGGCCCTTCCTAATGAGGGAAGAGTTACGTAGTGGAAGCTTGACCCTTCAGACTTTGTCCTTACGGATAAAGTCTGGAGGTCTTTGTCATGAAAAGGAACACCCCGAGCGATACCGTCAGCAATTATGGCTGATTGGAGCTCGAGGCTACGAAACTGGCTATTCTGGCTACCCATAAGGGCAAACCTCCAGTCAGTTATGTCGCCAACGAAACGCTACTCTTACGCCGGAACGAACGCGCCGGCCTGAGAATAATCACCTTCGATAGTGATTCCATTCTTCAGGCCGTCGACGAACGAATTGGCGAGGAGGCACTGGGCCTGCTTGGTGAGGTCACGGATGACCACATCAGAGAACCCAGCTGCACGCGGAATACGGAGGATGACCTCCACGCTTCCAAGCGTGAAGGCACCCGTAACAGCATCCACGTCACCCTTAGAAAAGGTGAAGCGGTGCTGATCCGTACCTTTCGCACCAACGGGACGCATGTTGTGTTCGATCTCGAGGCGTTCAGGGGCGTTGAGCCCCGAAGCCGCGACGACGAACGTCTTCTTGCTTCCGTTTTCTTGCGAAAGGGCGTACACCACATCAGTGGTATTTGCGCTTTTGTTGACAGTGATAGACATAACAGCTCCAGTGCTGCCCCCGGATAGGGGCGGTTTCTATCGGAAAGTGCCGAGACACGATTTCCTTACCACTTGCGTCTCTGTATCAACAGAGACCCAGCGATAAGTGCGTGGAAGGTTCCTAGCTGAGAGAAATCAACTCTGCCGGAAGTCTCAGGGAGACCAGGATAACGAGTGTAATTAGTCGTCGTGAGACGGCTAATTATGGGAGGTTTAGACTCAAAGAGTCTATCCCCACCCGGCTGAAACACCTTGTTCTTGGGTATTTGAAAACCCTCGATTAAAGATTGTTTCACCGAGTGCGAAATATGCCGAACGTTATAGAACGGGGATGCAAAGTTAGGCGCAGTATATTTCTGAATATACTCGCCCGCATTCGTAACCCAGTCTATAACGAAAGAGAATGGAACTAGCTCCCATGCAAGTCCAATGACCTTGTGAAGGCCAAAGTATTGCAAGTAAGCTTTCCATGCTCCAGCATAGTCGAGGTCCGGTCGGACCTTCCCCTGTGCGGATATCACTCCGTCGGACCATTTGCTTTCGCAAATGATTCCGACGGATTCTTCTCCGACAGCACCGTTATCAATGGAAGACGGCAATGACTGCCGCACACGAATCGGAATATAGCCGCCTTTGTTTTCTTTGAGAAACTTTAACCGACTCGAAACCTTTTGATGGGCTTCGAAGACAGTTTTGATCTCATCGATCGCAGGGAGGACTCCAAATGTTGTGTACAAATGGGCGTCCGCGGCTGTACTCACCATACGTTTGAATTTACCTAACGTAGTTTTCTTCTTCTTAAAAGTTGTAGCGAATTTGAGAAAACGCTTCAACACTGACGAGGGGTTTATGATAAGCTTAAACGCATCAACAAAGATGCCGTGCTCGATCATTGATTCCCCAATCAGAGAAGTAGAAGGTATGAGATTATCACATGTCTCATGCCACTTCGTTAGTAAGGCAAACCAATCATGACCATGAAAACCATCGGCAACGTAGTTACGGTTTTGGCCGGCCCAGGCGTCTAACAACGCATCTGGACCGGTCATTGAACCGAGAACAAGCTGCCGGAAGGCATCATGATGATGATAGTTACGAACGTATGTATATGGTGTACCGACTATACTGGTACTCCACGATACTCCAGGAAATTCGTGTATCTCCTGTTTCACATGGGTACAAGGATGAACCTGCATTTGACTCGCATATAAGTCAGCAATGACCGATTTTGCGATGTCAGCATCAGGTTGACGCTTAGCTACATTGATTGCTCTTTGTAACTTTGCCTGCGCCAGTCGATCGCGTTTTACGTTAACTTCGTCAGTAATGGTCTCCCTTCGGAGATTATACCTATCGTTGCTAACGATCTTCAAGTCCGTCCAGGTTTGGCCGGTGTCGGAGTTGTGACCCCGACGCTCGGATGAGCCTTTAGGACAAAGAAGAAATGAACGTGATCTTGTACGAGCCATAGTGTTCCTCCATGAGGGATTGATAGAGATTGACTTTAAGATGGTGGGTTTTGAGGCCCACAGCGGCCGACAGACTCGGACTCATCCTAGAGGTCAATCACGAGGATCTATTTGAGAAGTACTTGCGTACCTCACAAATGATATTCATGATTATGGACAATATTACTATTGTCTTTCTCATTGGTATCACCTCCTATCAATCGAAGGGACGAGGCGCCTTGTCAAGGGGCGCC